GTTTTAGTTGTCCTGCTCGCATCATTTTTATCATCCACCTCACAACAAGGTCGGGGTTGTCTACTATGAACTGCACAGAAGGCCATTGCTTGCCAGGACCAACGTGATAATAATCATTTACTTGGCATATACCCCAATCTGACGATAGTACTTTGCCTGCCTTATTCTTGTTTCTGCAAACGGCTTTGTTATCGAAATTGCTCTCTTGTTGAATGCAGGCTGTGATTAGGTTCTTTTCAGTAAGAGACAAGCCCATTTCATCACAAATGATCCGCACAGAATGGCGGGAGTTTTCTTTTGTGTCCCACAAGTATTTAGGTGGCTGTACTACAGGTGGCATAACGTTTTCATTTTTTAATGCTGTTAACTGAGCCAAGAGAGCTACTACTTTCGCCCACAAGGCTTTAGTAAAGGTCTGCTTTGCATCTACGGTGGCGGGGGCTTGCTGTGAAGCGATATACACACGATAGCCGTAGTCGTAGAGGGTGTAGTTGGGTGCAAGCTGCTTTACATAGTCGCCTGGTGTCTCTGGGTAGTTGTCGAAGATGGTTTGCAATGGGGTAGAGACTTCGAGAAAACAATGATTAGGGGGAAGTCCGGTGTCAGGGTAGATGCCGTCTACAGGGTCGGGCCATGCGTATCCCGCTACTATCACAAGGTCTTTGGTGATGAGGTCAGGTAGCTGAGACTGCCGTACCTGTTCGTATTCAATGGTGAAGCGTTTTTTGAACTCTAAACCAAGGTTCCTGTAAGCCTGAGTGATACGGGAAGGGTTATGGTAGTCGTCCCACGTCATCCAGTCTTCTAGGGGCATTAGAGGCTTAGGGATGAGACCGTTGTCTCGGATTGCCTGTAGAGGGGCTTTGAGCGAGTTGCCTTGCCTGGTAGTGCCTGAGAGGATAGCTATGAAGGCGTCAGAGAACACGATACGATCCGCTTGGACGTAACCATTAGCCCTAAGCCATGCCTCGTTATCCGGTGTGAGCAGTCCTTTCCTCAAAATCCACGTGAATTTAGCCTCTAGGTCGTTTATGGGGCCACGGGTGGCGCAGTCTACGGTGTCCTCTTTAGCCTTTTGAGTTTCGCCTACAGGTAGGACGGAGAGGCGTTCGTCCATCGGGATAGGGGCGATGCATGGAGTAGAGGTAGAGCCAAACTGCCATTCGTCGCCCTGCTGGTGTTCCCTTTCGAGGTTGGGGTTAAAGCCGTAGTTCATAGCGCAATGAATAGTTTTATAATCGGGGCAAATTGGTTAAGTCCAAGGCCGAGAGAGAAGAAACCAAGAGCGATTAGGGCGATGGTTATTTTACGTACCTTGCCGTTTGTATAGGTAACTTTTTCATCGAGAGTTACGATACCTTCCCCGATATCCTCTAGCTTCTCCTTTACGTAGGTGCGGTATGTCTGTTCTTCCGTCGGCATACTAGGCTGAGAGGCGGGTGGTGTTTGTCGTAGGGACTATACGTATTTCATCTATCCATGCATCCATTATGAGAGTTCCAGCGCCAGTGTGTCCGTATAAAACAGGATTGACTTGCAGGTATCTAGCTGTTGCAGCTGTCGTAAAATTCCCAGTATAAAGCGTCCAATCGGTTGTCGTATTTACAGCCGTTGAATTTGTCTGGCGTGAAGCTGTTGTCCCATCTCCGGTACTATCAATAAACGAAATTTGTGCACCTCCTGCAGAGCCACTGGTGACGTTTGTTTTCATTCTAAAAGAGTATGTGTAACTAGTACTTGGTAGAACAGGAATTGCTGTTTTTCCAAAATAGCCTATTATGATGCCCGAATTTGAAGGCATGAATACTTCGATGTAGCTAGCCGTAGCAAGAGTAGAGAGCTTTAATGATGATTTCCCTGAATAGACGGTAGATGTATCAAATTGTGCCGATGCTGTGCCGGATTTTGTAAAAACCCACCCAAATAAGCTATTGCTTGAAGAACCGGCAGCCGTGCCATCGATAAACCTGGACGTTGTAGTTGTTGCGGCAGTAAAAGGTGGCGCATACTCAAAATCTCCGTTAGGTACCAAGTTACCCCCTACCTGTAAGCGAGCTTTCATAGGGGTGTCTGCGGTGTAGGTTGCTCCTGTGATGGTGCCTGTGTTGCCGTTGCCAGAGTTGTCAGTTGCGGTGGTGCCTGCGCCTTCGTTGAAAGGTAGCCGCATTTTAAGGCTAGTGGTAGCGATAGGAGTACCAGAGTATGCATAAAATGCTTCGGTGGCAGATAACTGCCGTGCCCAAACTTGTACGTCTTTTATTATTGCGTTAGTACCTTCGGCTCCGGCAAGACGGGAACCTATTGTCACATCTACCAGACCAGAGCCAGGTGCGGAAATACCCGTAGTTCGTGAGGTATAAAGTGCCCCGTTGATGTACATGTACATAGCCGGAGTGGACCTATCATACACAGCGACAACGTGATACCACGTACCTATTTTTATTGTTGGACCTGTTAACCCAGCCGCAGCGTTACTCATGTTGGCCGAAAGTACTCCATTTACATCGTACGTTAGGTATATTCTGTTGTTCGTTGCAGAGCCTTGATGTGCAAATAGATAGTGGGTAGCAGAGAGTGAGCGAGCTTTAAACCACAGTGAGACAGTGCAATCGGTGTTATTGAACACTTGCCCCGAGCTGTTAGTAACGTTGATGAAATCTCCTGCGCCGTTGAATGACAACGCCGCCTTCATATCTTGCACTCCTACCCTGCTACTAGCAGCACTTCGAGCTATCATCGGTACGTCTGTGGTGTAGGTGGCTCCGGTGATGGTGCCGTTATTACCTTGGCCAGAAGTGTCAGTAGCAGTAGAGCCAGAGCCTTCGTTAAAGAGCCATTCACCTACGAGAGAGGTGCGGGGGACGATACGGTTATAGTATAGGTCGTTTATCTGCGCTTGGGTGAGTTGTGTAGAAAATACACGAACTTCATCTATATTACCGTTGAAGTTTTGTTCTGACGCTGTGTATGGGCGTCGTCCAATATTCACGCTTGCCGTGTTCGCCGGTGGATTGGTAGTGGCTACCGTACCTCCTGATTGTGTTCCGTTTACGTAATAGCGAATGTTTGTACCGTCAAACGTAGTGACTACGTGATAGTAGTTTCCGAGCTGCATCACGAATGGAGCCGCTGTAATACCTACGCCGTTGCGCTCGAAATATGGCGATATCGTTCCGTTCACGCCAAAGCCGTAGCCTCGTTGCCCTACGTTATCTTTTGCAAAGACGAATTGTGGGCTACCAGTGTTCTTTGTTGGTTTAATCCAGTAAGCAACGGAAAAAGAGCCACTAGTAAGCGCTAGTGCGGCTATGTCACCTATGTCTACGCGATTAGTTGCGACTGCGCTTGATGTGGCAATCGCGTAATTGGTGCCGGTCGGTACCGCTACTCGTGTCATGTTAGTTGAAGGTGGTTGCGACGTTTACGAGAGCCGCTACTGACGGGTCGATTACTTTTACTGCTGCTGCCTCTGCGTCTTTTCCTGCGAGGTAAGCGGATACATAGTCATTGAAGAAACGCTTTACGCTTTCGACGCTGTCGGTAGGGCAGCCCTGTACCTTTACGCCCGTGAAGGTCTGTGCGCCTACTTTGAAGGTAACAGTAGCGGTTCCAGTGGTTACGTTGTAGGCCGTTACGGTGAAGGTGTCGGTTGGTTGAATTGAAGTCATACGTGTGATTAGTTATTAGCGATACGAGACGGTGAGATTTCCCGTAACGGTTGGGCCGGAAGTCACTATTGTAAGTCCGGTAGAAAACTTAGCGTCGAACCATAGTTGCATTGGGAGAGCGGAAGTAAGACCAAAAGGCACTGTGAAAGTACCAATAAGGGTTCCGCTGCCCGCCGTGTTATCGTATATTGCAACAGTTAAATTAGCCACTGTCAATAATGCGGGATTGTTGAGCGTTATCGTGTGGAGCATCCCCGCACCGCTTTTAACCGTCGTAGTTGTGTTTGTAGTGATGTTCGAGTAATTGTACTGCTCCTCTACCTTCATGACATCATTGGTAAGGTCTTCACCTGCGACCTTAGTTCCGAGGTCTACTTTTCGTTCTTTGTTTGCGTTTAAGATTGCCATATATTTTTGTTAATTATACTACTTTTGCTAATGTGGGCTTTTAATGTTCTAGTGTGTCATAGGTATCTCTTTGTCTTAGGGTGTATCAACTTACCGTCCTTGTACTTATAGGTGCCCATGTCCATGGGTTTACCTGGCTTGGGTTCTGGTACGGTCCTTGGTAACTTTTTGTCGATTATTTTGTAAGTCTTTCCTACTTGAAACTCTGTTTGTGAGGTCTTTTTAGTGAATAGTCCTTTAAGAGCTTTTAACGGGTTGCCGATGAAGCCGCCTTGCTGGTTAGGGATATTTTTTGCTCCGTCTAGCATAGTGTCTCCTGGCATTTTCAATTCTCCGAAAGGCAATATCTTTTCAAGCCACGGTATTTTGCTATACATGGTCTGTATGTCAGCGCGGCCGATTTCCGATAATATGGCGGCAAGACGTGTCTTAAATCCTGGTGTTGATGCGAGTTTATCTATTGCAGCGCCAGCGACACCGGCTAGGATTGCGGGGGTAGCCGCGCCGCCAGTTGAAGCGAATGTGAGGAGTGCAGTACCAATGCCCGCTACCTGTGGGGAAAGTGATACAAGGTTAGAACGCTGTACTATCTTATCGCGGTACTTGGTTGCGATTTCCGCTGATGTAAGGTCGGCGTATTGGCCTGTGAGTTTCTTAAATTGTTCGGCAATTGCAGGGTCGACACTCTCCGCGTACTTGATAGACGCTTCTTTAATCTGTCCGTACATCTTTTTAAGCGCCATGTTTACTGACTTATCGTCAGAAGGGTTGCCGGTGAATTGCGTCATGTCTCCAATTTCGCCTAATACTTTGCGTACTCCATTGAAGTCGAGCTTATCTAATACCTTAGGACCAGCAGATTGAATTGTTATAGTTCCTGCCTCGTCTACAGCGGGTTCCAAGTTGTTAGTTATGGCGCGCTTGATGTCTTGCAATCTCTTTAGTACTGTTGGGTTATTCTGCCGTGCCGCCTCTTTCATGGCATCGGTCAAACTATCCAATGAATGCGTTATGTTTATTTCTGCTTTGGTTGACAGCGTATTACCTAAGTCGGCTATATCTGAACCGATGGCTTGACGACTAATGTAGATTTCATTTACAAGGTCTTCAAAGTTGTTTGCCTTGATGCCGAGTTCTGCAACGGTGCGGCCTGGGTCTTTTCCATAGCTAAAGTCTTTAAGAAGGGGCTTGATTAAAGAGTTAATTACTCTTGGTGCTTGGTCGCCTGCAAACTCTTTTGCGGCCTTAGCAGCCAGACCAGCTCCGGGTATTGCAGCTCCAATAGCTGCTCCTGCTCCGGGTGTAAGAGCATTGTTTCCATCTTGCAGGTTCTGCCCCACGTCAAATCCGTATCCGGTAGCTGCTCCTGCTCCTATGGTTCCTATTTTACCGGCTAGTCCAGTGCTAACTCCTAGAAACTTGGCTGCAAATCCCAATCCCTCCGCGACACGTCCCGCCGGTACTAGACCAACACCTAGTTGTAATGCAGAGCCCGTAGTTTGTGCGGTAGTGGGCTGGTCGATAAATTGTTTTGCGTCTGGTTTTGATGTGAGCTTCGCAATCTCTGCTCCGAATGTATCGGACACTCCCTTACCACCAAGAAAGTTACTTACATTTGTACCAGCTTGAAGAAGAGAGCCAAAAGCGTCAAGCGGGTGCGCTTGTGTTGGTTGTGCAGATGGTCGTGCTCCAGCTACAGGAGTTCCGTACTTGGAAAAGTTAGAAGGCGCGGCAGTTGCGGGTGCTGTGGTTGGTGCAGCGCCGTATTTAGAGAAGTCTGTCATACTATTGGTAGATGATGACCATACCGTCTTGGACAGCTTGGTTTATCCCTGCCCGGTTTGCTTGTACGATTTGCGTTTCGTTTGTCTTCGGGTCCTTGATTGCAACGGTAACGGTTCCTCCGTTCATAACAGTAAGTATTCCCCGAGCCTTTTTCATTTCATTCTTAAAATCTGTATCAGAAAGGTTCGAAGCAGTAAGCCATCCCTCCTGTCCAAGGGCAGAAGACGATTGATTGAGCGTTTTACTTTCGTAGTCTGAAATAGGCCCAGAACCCTTGAGCTTAGCGCGATTTTCGAGTGCAAGCATCGAACGGAATTGGTTTATTTGATTTTTCACCAAAGCGTTAGAGGGAGCAAAAGTGGTAAGCGGGTTAGGAACACCTGTGACAGCATTTGTGTCAGTGTTTAGGATATTGTTGGCGAGGTCTACAGCGGTGAGACGTGTCTGTGCGGCTTCGGTAGATGCTGCGCCAGTTTCGTTTAATGACTTCTCGGCCTTGGCTTGCAAGTCTGCGATTTGTGCAGCGTTCAAGGCTGTTTCTCGTTTGTCTTTGTTGTAGTTCAATGCTCGTTCCTGTTGTGCATTAGATATCTGTTCACGCTTAAACTGCTGGTCCAAGAGGGCCATAGCTTTAGCGTTAGGGTCCGACATGTACTGGGAGAGGATAGAAAGTGCCTGTACTGGGTCGCTAGCCTGTTGTGCGCGGGATATCAAAAGAGCCGGTGCGCCGTTCTTGGCGGCCTCCGCTGCCCATCCATAGACAATTTTTTGGTCCTCTTTTGCGTTGTTGAGGATACGAGTACGCTCCGCAAGCTGTATCTGTAATAGATTTGCTTTCTTAGCGTCTGCTCTGTCCAAAGTATCTTTATTTATCTCGTACGCCTGTTTTAAAGTAGCAAGCTGCGCCTCGATAGGTGCAAACTTAGCCTGTACTGCTCTGTCTGCCGTCTGTTGTGCCAGTGCTAAATTGCCCTGCATGGCATAGGCAGAAGACTGCAAGGAAAGGGCTGTGATGGCGTTATTGCGTCGTGCCGCTGTCTCGATAGGTGCCACACCTCCTGCCGTAGCGCCACGTCCTTGAAATTGGTTTTGAATTTGAAGCGGAATAGCCTTCGCCTCATTTACGTTGGCTACGATTTGCGACTGCAAGTCAGAGAGGTTCTTTTGGATGTCGGTAACGCCTGCCGCCTGGTCCTGCTGCTGCTGATACCCTGCTTTCTCTCCGAGCTGCTGGGTGGTGGAAATGAGCTGATTTCCCAAGGATGTGTTAGTGGCGTCCCCTTGGGTAGGTGCCTGGTAGTCAGCGGAAATAGCCGAGAGGTCGGGCACTTGGTTAGCTGCTTGGATGTCAACATTAGAAGGCAAGGCAAGTGGTGGCGTAGGGGCTGTGTTCTGCGAGTTGATTGAAGTAGTCTGTGGTACAGGGGCAGGCGAGGCAGTGGTGAGGCCTTGCGTCTGCGTGTCGTAGTTTGGGTTAAAGTAAGCCATATTAAGCTGTTAAGCCAAGAGCGGATAATGCGGTTTTGATTTGCCCTATGGCAGTACGTGCGGTGATGTCGATAGCGTCTGACGCAGTACCACCTCCACCTGTAGGGGTAGTGACAGCACTTTGTCGTACTACCGGGGTAGCGTTGAAAAAGCCTAGTTTCTGGTCGGTACCGGTACCAATCTTCGTACCAGTTGAGCGGCCTACTTGGATGTCTCTACCGTCCTGTATCTGTAAATCCTTTGCAAAGATAAAGCGGTCAGACCGTAGTATCTGAAAGAGTAGGTTTTCTAGTCGTGTTATGCGTTCGTCTGGTGTCATATTAGTATGGTTTCTTTCCAGTGATTTCTTCGAGACATTCAAAGCCGGTTATCTCTGCGCCTCCCGAGCTTGTTATCCTCCATTCTATCAGTTTGTGTTGTGGCACCTTTGCGCCGGTACTTTCTACGTTGACGGCAGAGTGTGAAACGCTGTCTTGAGTGGTGTGGGTAAAGAGTGTAGTAAAGGAAGTTTCGGCGTCACACTTGTAAGCGAGAGAGACGGAGCCGCCAGATGGGAGTGGTTCAAAGGTGACGGTAGCGCCTACGGTGTCTTTAAAAGCTCCTGCGTCTCCTGCATCGTACTTGATGGTTTCGACGATTGAGGATGCGGAGTAAGTAGCCTGGTCATTCGTGCGCCAGACGGTATAGAGGCCGGTTGTGGGTACGAGGTAGGCGATAAATACATAATCTCCCCAACGGTAGAAGCCTTTGAGTGTTCCTGCATCTAATGCCGTGTCATTCCGTGGCATACGGTCAAATGAAACAGTAAGTCCACCACCTGGTTTCTTTGCTATTTTCCATAAGCCTTTAAGGGCAGTTCCCTCAATGGTCATTTCTGCAAGGAAATAGAAAAGATTGTTGAACTTTTGCTTTCCTGCGACGATAGTTGCAAGGGAACATTCGTACTCTTTGATGATGTCCACGTCAGCACCGTTGTAGTACTTAATCATGACCTTAGGAGTAAGTCCTGTTAGGTTCGCTGATGTTGTAGAAATACCAACGAGTGTACCGCCGATGTTTTCGATGAGTTTGAGTGAACCGACGCCCCAGTCTATCTTTTCCGAAGTAGTGGAAAGTGAGCTATCGCGGTCCCACAAGTAAACGACAGATGTGCCTTCTGGCTGGTCACATGCGATTGCGAGATAGTTGCCGTGCTCGCAGATACTCGTAATAGTTGAGTTCGTGGGGAGTGTCAGACCTACAGACCATGAGCCTGCATTGTTTACGATTATTTTTGCGTTAGAGGGAATGTAAAGGATGTCATCCTTAGAATGGACGATACCTTGTGCCGTGGGTACGTTGGTCGTGTACTCGTTATACGTAAATGTTTGCGTTCCAGGGCTACCAGAGATGTCACCATATTTCCAAACACCTGTGGAATTAGCGCCATAGAGGTAATTTCGATAGAGGACAAAGAGAACGTCAGACCTGGCTCCACCTGATGCACTGGTACTGGTTCCTGATGCTGTGGTCCATACGGCGGTAGGGTCGCTTGCCGTTGTCTTTACATAGACCTGTGCGTGACTGTCGGCCGAGCTAACTACGCCAAATCCAAAAAGACCGGACGAAGTAGGCACAAACTTTGTTATGCGAAATTCGTCCAGTGTGCTTTCTGTTACAGCATCCACCTCCATCGAACGGTGAGGAGTGAGCTTGTGAGTGTTGGTGTAGTTGTCGAAGTTCTTGGTAACACGAAAGACACCTGGTGTGGTGTCTCGGGCGTCATTGGTCATGCCGCCATTGGTCGTGTCGAATTTTATAAGAACTTGCTTAGACATATTATTGACGCGACGCGTACACGGTTATGCGAGTTCCTGCGGCCATCGTAGCTCCTGCAAATCCTCCACCGATTGATACTGATGTGATTTCTGAACTAGTGTTGTTCCACACTCCAAGACCGTAGGCCGCAAGACCGACGTTAGAGCCAGAACCGATGCGACCGCCTGTCCAAGTAACCATCTTTCGACTGGTAGAGCGTCCAGTAACATGGATTGCAAAGAATGAGCCGAACGCACCCTGCTCTGTGTTTAATACGATGTTCTTTTGTCCACCAAGAGCAACACTCGATGCTCCTTCGGTAGTTGTGTAACCGTAGTTTGCAGCGGTGTCAGTGTTGAATTGCAACTGGTACGAAGTGTTACCACTTGAAGAAGGCACCTCGACTAATACCGTTAAGTCTGATGACGCGTTCGGAATTGTGAGTGTCGTTGTTGCTACCGCTGCCGTTAGGGTCGTGGAAGCGATTGCAAGGCCGTCAGCGCGAACGGCAGAGATATTTGCTACTCCATTCGACACTCCCGTTATCATGAGTGTGGTAGAGGCTACGGGGCTTGAGAGTGACCAGGTAGTAGTAGCGGTGCCGATGACAAATGGCTGTAGAGCTGTGGCAAGGATTGTAGTCGTTCCGTAGTGAGTGCTGGTAGCGTTGAATACCCAGTTTCCAGTGAGATTGTAGCTTGCTGTAGTGTCAAAACCGGCAGACTGCCAGGTAGGAGCAAGTCCTGCACCGTTAGATGCTAAGAACTGTCCCGCACTACCAAAACCTCCAACGGTTTTAAGCATCGTAGTGCCATTACCCAAAAGCACCTGATTAGATGAAAGGGTAGTTGAGCCAGTACCGCCGAATGCTACGGATATAGTGTTTGCATTCCATGTTCCGGTAGTTAGCGTTCCGACTTTCGCAAGCTGTGTGGCGCTTGTGGTCGCGTACCAGTCGGACAGTTCAAACTTGTTAGTATTGAGGTTAGAAAAGTTGGTGTTAATTACCGCACGAGACGCAGAGATCGTATCGGTGCCATTTATCGTGGTAACGGTAGCACCGAGTATAGGCTCGCCTTTAAGTGAGAGATAATCGGCGGGAATATAGTTATACGCCGCAAAGACGGTTAAGACCGACAAGACAACTGATGTAAAGACTTTAAGCATTTTTAGTTTCATTAGTGATAGTCAAAGTGTTTTTTGTTTCTTCGAGCACTACTAGCCCTGGAACATCCCACGTTCCCTCTGCATCGTCCCAAGTAAACGTAGCATCATCCCAGGTGATACTAGGTTTAGCCTCATTAGTTACAGTGAGCGTGTTCTTGGCTTCGTTGGTAGTGGTAAGGGCCATATTATCTGAAGTTAATGCGTTTCATGGTCATAACCTTGCGTACGTCCTTTTCGCGTCGGGAATAGAACTTAATGAGTTCGTCGGTATCTTCTTGGATATCCTTTTCGAGCTGTGGTACGCGGTCTTTCTTGTAAGTCTTGCAGTAAGGGAGTGCAGCCATCTTTGCGAGGGTTACATGGAAAGGTGAAGGCAAGCCAGGTTCCTTAGTCGTGTCTGATGCTGTAAAGAGAGTAGCGGTGCGTTTAAATGCTACTTTGAGGCCACTTGCAAGGGTCGTAGTGGCGGCAGTAGGTGCCGGTGCGATGCGAATGCTGTCTCCGAGCTTGTCATAGTACATAGGCAAGCCAGATTGTGACGTGATGTTTTCAAATGGCTCGTCACTGTCGCTCTGGTCAAAAGGTGTAAGGATGTGCCACAAGCCGCCTGCGTCCAATACTTTTACATTGAGGATGTCGAGGTATTCTGATGCGAAAGAGTACGAGGTCTGTCCCGCTACAAGTGTTCCGGTTCCTACAGGCAAGTCAGTCTGGTTGGTGTCGTCGTACTGCCACGTACCGTCTGCGTTGATTACTTTAACAACAAGGGTTTCGAGTGCGGAGTTTACACGACGTGTCTTGTCAGCTACGGGGTAACTCGTAGTATCGGTATCGCAAAGGCTGTCAATCTCCTGACAGATGCCGAGCTTGTTGGTTACGTCATTGAAAATCATACTAGAATACTTGCTCTCCTAAGTGGCCCACACCCAACGTCGGGTCTGCCCACACTTCTAAGTTGCCCTCCTTGATTGCTCTCTGAGCAAAGAATGTATCCTCTCCATACAACAGCGTGCCTTCTGGAGTGTAACCAAACATAAACCAAGGACCTTTGAAGGTAGAGAACACAGACGTTTTAATCAGTAGAAAGCCCGCGCCCAACGCTTGTGCTTTAAACGGTTTGTCATTTGGGGCGGGTTCCTCTACTGGTACGGCTGTGGACTGTGGCGGGGCTTTTCTAAAGTTATACGCTGCACCGATGATGTCTTTGTCCTGTGCGAGTAACTTGTTTAAAGTGTTAGGGGGGAAAACCATATCGTAGTCAACAAAGAGCAAGTGAGTGGCTTTGCGGTCGATAGCTGCTTGAGCGAGACGATTACGAGATGAGGCGATGTCACAGCCCATTTCCATATAAAAGTCAAGTTCAACGTTCTCTGACTTCATAGACATCTGTAATAACGAAAAAGCGGTACGAGAGAATATGAACCGCTGTGAAGTTACTGCTACGAGTACTTTTGGCTTATTTTTCATACACAGCGATGATGTTAGGCTCGGATACCAAGTAGAAGCGTTCTGGGCCTTCGACTATTTCGTCAAACCCATAGCGAGAGAAGATAACGCGGTCGCCTGGTTTAACGGTTGTGACGTTACCTGCATCGACAACAGCCCCTATAACAGGTTTGTCTTCATCCGGCAGGATGATGCCGTGCTTAGTCTCTTTGAAGCTTTCGGGTTTGATAAGAACACGATTACCTTTTGGTTTGATTTTGTTCATAGTTTGTTGTGCAAGACAATGCGTTTTGCGTGCTTGAGAAAGTCTTCGGTGGTGAGTGTCTTTTTCATGTAGTTGCAGATTTTGCAGCAGGGAGCGGCGTTTTCGACGGTGTATCCTAGTGAGTTATTTATTCTATCGATACCGCGTCTTTGGTCTATTTCCCCGCAATAGAGACAAGGCGAAGCGATAATTTTTGAAAAAGCGTCATATGAAATGGTGAGTTCATAGTTACGAGTTGCGGCTGTCTGCTTGAGGCGACCATATTGGCTTTTTGAAGTAATGTGGTGTTTGTAATAGTCGCGTGCATAAGCTCGTTGTCGGTCTAGGTTCTTTAATCTCCAAAGGCGCATTCGTTCGGTATGTTGTTTTTTGGTGTTTTGGAAGTACAACGCACGAGCAGCTTTTTTTTCCTGGGTAGTCTTTAAAGATTTCTTTGGCTTGGGTACATACAGTCGTCTCTTTTCAGAAAGGATTGCTTCACGATTGCGTAAATACCGTTGTCTCTTTTGTTCTTTGAACCAAGGTTCGTCTTTTATCTTTTGGTAGCGTGCTTTTGCTTCTCGTAATTTTCTTGTCGGGTCTTTGTATGCCATATGTCGGTGGGTTCGGGAATTAGCTCCAAAACCCACAAACATTATAGCGCGAACTTAATTCAAGTTATATTGAACTAAGATACGTTTATATCGTAGATAACAGGAGCAATGTTGGTCTGGACCTTAAGTCCGTAGTCGAGGCGAGAGTAAATCTGCGTTCCCGACAAAGAACCTGCGGTCGAAGATGCAGGGTGCTCGATGCGCATGGTCTTACCAAACGTCGCATTAAGGACACCGAGTATCTGTGCACCGCGAACTCCTGCCATAAGGTGACCGGAAGCGTGGGAAGTCGAGACGTAGTGGTACAAGCCCATAGTCTCCTTGCCCATTCTGCCGTTTCCACCGTCGCGGAGTGCCTCGTCAGCGAATGCAAAGCCGTTAGCCTGCATGAACTTGACGAGCTTTTCCCAATCCTGTGGGCGCCATACTGCGAAACCACCCTTTTCAAGGTAGAGGTCGAAGCCGTTAGCCGTCTGGATTTCACGGATAACACCGGAGATAACATCGTCGATGTTAGAGCTGTCGATGGTGAGGGCGGTAGAAGCAAGTCCTACTGCACCCGAACCTGTGTCGCCCATGTTCGTCCATGCTGCGTGGTTAGCCAATACGATAGTCTCGACGCGCTCGCCCATTTTCTTGGCGAGAAGGTCAGCCATCTGCATCTGCTTAGCGTAATCAGACTGTGCCTCATCAGCAAAGTCGATATAAACGCTGTCCATGTCTGTCGAAATAATTTGGAGTGTTTCGGTCGATTGGGTAACAGTGACGAATGGAACGATTTTCGTAGTGTCCGAGCGTTCTGCTGCGGAAGCGAAAACCGAAGTCTGCACTGCTGGCTCTCCACCGGTCGAGATGTAAGGAAGGAGTACGGTCTGTGTGTTCGAGTATCGAACGTCACACGTGTCCTTCCAGTTCTGCGGCTTGTCGAGGCGTGTAGCGAGTTTAGTGTCCCAATCCTCCTGATACTTCCAAGTTGCGAGAGTTGCCATACTTGATTAGTCAGTTAGATTAATTAATCAAGTGAACTGTTTATTGTCGCCAAGAAGGGGCATTTACGCCCGCCTTCCTTTCTTTAGCTTCGACAATCTTTGCTTTAAGTTTGAAGTCAGTCGGCCACTCTCCGGTGCGTTCGTTCTTTTCTACCCAGTACGCGACATCGTCGGTTTGGCCTTGAGAAGAACGTTTTGACCCTGATGGAGTAGCTGCTTTGACTGCGTTCTCATCGCGGATGCTTTTGATTTTAGCGAGAGCGTATTCGTCCTTGATAACTTCACGGTGCGACATTCCTGTGCGCTTCATGATGTTTTTAAGTACGTCTATCTCTGCTTCGTCGGAGTATCCTTTGAGTTCAAAGAAGTCTAACTGTGCGTCTTGCAGTTCACCTGTTTTGCTTTGGAGTTCTCCGGTAGCGCGGACAGCCTCTTCGGGCTTCGGGGCTTTCACCCACTTACCGTCTACTTTAACAAACCCCTCTGCCTTCTTAGCTCTCTCGAATAGCTGACGGTTAGTATTCTCTAACTCGTCTGCTTTCGCTGCTTTCGCTTTAAGAGCTTCGACATCTACTTGTTCAGTAGTGTCTGCGGTCTGGTCGCTACCCTCGACGTTTTGAGCGTTGTCGTTCGCAGTTTCATTTTCCATAGTTTTAAGAGGCTTGGCCTCGATGTCTGTTTAAGGGTTAGACTTCCCTGTTATTGAATTAAAGAACGTCGAAGACTGCCTGGCACGAACCTGTAGGGCTAAACGTACCTACCCCGCCTGCCATTCCTACAACGAAGTACTGGTTAGGGGCGAAGAGTGTTACGCCGCCGGTCGAAAGAACAGTTGAAGTCGAGACGATTGATGCTTGCGCGTTAGCAGATACCGAAGTATCAGCCACGAGAATGGAGGTCGTAGCAAATGGCGTAGCTGCCTTTGCAAGTGTGACGGTCGATGCAGTGGTCGAGCTAACTGAGAATTTAACCGAACCGCGGTGCAAGGTCGAAGTAGCGTTAGGCGACTTGATTGCACAGACGGTCGTAGTAGCAGTCGTAAGGCTGCGCTTAGTTGCACAGGTCTGTACGCCGTTGTGGGTTTCACAAGGGAAGTAGCTGTCTGGTCCTGCGACTGCACCGAGTACGGGGTCTGCCTTAGGGACATTCACCTTAACGTCTGGCGATGAAACGTTAACGATAGGTGCTGGTCCGGCAGGAAGTTGCACAGTTACGGTCGGCAATGGCTTAAACATGACTACGGCAGCCATGACACCGATAGCGACAAATGCGAGCAAAGAAGAAGTGTTGTTTGACATGTTATTTAGTTTTCTTTTTAACTGGTAATTTTACGACCTTTTCGATGGTTGGTTCTGGCTTCGATACAAGCTTGTCGCCGTATATCTTGTCCTTAAGGGATGGTTTACGTTTAATCATATGATTTATAAATAATAATTACCTTGCGGGGTTTACCTCTCTAGGCGTTTCAGAGAGCGTTTTATGTGAAAGTATTTCGGCGTATGCCTTGCGTAGTATTTTAAGACCAGATATTCGAGCACGAACTGCCTGGCCCAATACTGCATCGTCCATACCTTCGAGTGAAGTCTTTTCATCTAACGAATTGATAGCGAAGTGCTTGTCAAAGAGCTGCACTACTTCCTCGAACAGCTTTGGGTTGTCTGCAATAATGTTAAGCATTTTGCATTGCCGCGTTCTGCGGTGATGGAATTATACCAGAGTTGACTGGTTGCCCTTCTTGTGGTGGTTGTGGTGGCTGGTTTTGCTGCGCTATCTTGTCGGAAATCTCGTCGATACCGGCGAAGTCGATTGGGGAAAGACCTGAATACTCAAGTATCTGATTAAAACCAGAGGCCATGCCAGGGATTTGCATAACCTGTGTGAAGCCCTGTGGGTTTGAGAAGGCAAAGCGGAATATGTTGGTAATACGGTCCACTACTGCTGCCATCTGCTTCTGCTTTCCGGCAACGTTTACTTTGACAGTGAGCGGGGCGTCTTTCATTTCACCTTTGAGTATCTTGATGAAGTGCTTAGCCCCTTTCTTCCTAAACTCCTGGCGCACCTTATCCTCGTACGCCTGTTTCTCTTCCTCGGTGATAGCTTCAAAGGCAAAGAGTTTGTCAATCGAATGGTCGAATGAGGCACGCTCTGCAATCGCGTCGGTGATTTCCTTGAGTTCGTCGATGTCGAGTTCCGCCATGAACTCCTGACCCTTGCCAATCTCTCGGGCGAGGTGCGGGATAACCCACTCGCGCTCTACTTCCTCCCAGAACGTAGCTAGCTTTCCTTTGCGGTAGTCGTGGAGTGAGTGGCTTTCCTGGGTGACCAGCTCTTGCAGCTTGAACGGCGTACCGGCATTTGGTGCTTCGCCCATGATGCTGTCATTAGCACTGCCCATCTGCTGCGCGTGTGCCTCCCATGCTTGTACGGAAGTCTCGAATAGCTTCATGTTACGAGGGTAGGTATCGACCTGGCCTAAGTCAGACATGTCGCCAACGTCGATGATTTCCATGTTCTCCATTTCCTTGAGACGGTTACGGGAAGCAATGGTGCTTGAGTTTGGTCCGGTTGCTTTGAGGATGGTCTTCGATGCAGCGTCCAACATGTCCTGAATGCGCTTCTGGTCGTAGTTCACGCCCATCTGTGCGTCGAACAATTCCTCTACGCCTCCAAAGCCAAGTGCGCGGCCGTGTACTGGGTCGCGCTTGATGAACTTGAATGGGCTTTTACTCTCGGGCTTGTGATAGAGCGTGATGAATGCCTTCTTGCCGTCCTTCTTGGTGTAGAAACAGCCGATAAACATTTGTCGGGAATACTTCTTTGAAGTGGTGAGCTTGTCCATGAACCGCTCGGGCATGACACCATGCACCTCGTACACTTCGATGTACTTACCGGGGGTCTTAGCGGTCGTATTGTCCTGGGTGTTTTTCTTTTCGTCGCGTGAGAGTTCGATTGCAGTCTCTAGGTCAGTATCAGCGCCGTTAGCGAGGTCGCCCCATCCCACACTTGCCATATCCATGAGCTGGTCGGGTGAGAAAAAGTGCTTGATGCCGATAGGACCGCTTAGGATGTCGGTCTGGTCGCAGAACGCTATGGATTGCAAGGGTACGACTTCGGGCTTTACGTCGTTGACGTTCTTAAGCAAAGCACCGCCATAGTCGCAGTAGCTCTCCACCATCTCGTCAATCACGGTGTCGATGCCGTTCTCGCGTGCCCAACGGTCATAGAACTTATTCACCAGGAATGATTTGTAGTATTGGTCAGCGTTATCGACGTAGTGGAGTACGTCCTTGACATCAAAGCCAGTTGCCCGGTGTTGCAGGTTCAGAATAGGCCGAGTGATGTTCTTTACGAATGTAAACTCATCCTTTCCGTTCCATAGCTGGCTATTGAGGTAGAGAAACGAAAGGGTTACGTGCTCATAGAACGACCACTTCCAACGGTCATTAATATCAATGGGAAGGCGGAACTGCGTCTCTTGCGACACGATGAAATCGTGGAGGTCTTTATTATCCATAGATGAACTTGAGGCGCTGCTTAGGGTATTTCATGACGATAAGGTTTTCGAGCTTCCGCTTGCCGAAGTCTCCGAGGTCGTGCCATTTATTTCTAAAGAAACGGGTCTTGTCAGTGTCAAGGGTGATAACCGTGTACTCGTCATATACCTGCGAGCTGTATACGAGGTCGTGCATGTTATTTCGCTTTCAATCCGATATCGAATGTCTTGGCCTGTATCTTCTGAAATAATGGGCTGTAGAAAAGTCGCTTGGCTCGGGTTACGTTGAGCGGCACAATCTTCGTGAGATTGCCCTTTCGTACATGGAGTGTGCTTTTGAGGGATATCTTTGCAGGCTTCTTGATGTTGTTTAAAGCTTCAAAGGCTGTGTTACCTTCGCCAACGTGTGCCACGCCGCCGATAGTAAACGTGACGGTGTAGAGGGGTTTGTCGATGCCCGATGCTTCACGGATGTCAGCTATCGTTATTGTCTTCTTAGTTGCTTTCTTTGCCATATTCATTGTAGTTTAACACATTTGACTACTAGCGTGCTTTGTTGATTAGTGTCTTCTTGGGGAACTGCGGTAGCGCATTGATAAGCTCTTGTCGTTTAATCATGGGAACCAGTGAGGCCATGGCGTACATGGCTGCGTCCATCGAGTTGTGAGCAATAACACCGTTAGCTAGTAAGCAGTGTGTACCTTCGACTTCGAGATTATAAGTTACATCGCGGCGTCCTCGCTCAATCCGCGCAATCGTCTTCGCTGGGCTTTCTTGCTGCAATTTTGACCACAATAGAGAGCCGGGCGTCGGGTTGAAAAAGTTATATGACAGTGACGACATTCTTTGTCGTAAGGTTTTTGGTTTAGCCACGACTTCTTTCCAAGTAACTTGTGAAACTCTAGCCCCTCGCTTGACCCATGCCACTTGCTCGCTAAGGGTCGGATGATGTCGGCCCACTTGCGTTGCTTCTCGCGGCGTTCCGATGTCATGTGTTCCGATAAGTGCTTTGCTTTGTGCACTGGCTCCAGGTTGCTTATGTGATTGTTTTCCTGATTTCCGTCCTTGTGATGGATATGATGATGCTTCGGTATCGGACCCTTTTCGGTTATCCAAACGTAACGATGCAGCCAATAGCGCTTTCCATTCGCGTAACCCTTGTAATATTTGCTGTCTCCATACTTGTAAAAAATGTGACCGTTGTATATTTGCTGTGTCATATGTACATGATTGTATCATATCCGACGGACTAAGTAGTTGTGCTTCAATCCATTCACCATTAGGTTTAAGCAGAAGGTGGTCCGGCGTAACCGTCAGCGTGTCGCCATCATTAAACGTGATACTAAGGACATCTGCGTTACTTCTCGTAGCTTTTACATCATGAAAACGTGCGAGCTTGCCATCTACAGTGTAGAGGTAGCCTGTTTTGCCCACTAGTTCATCTATTCGGATGCGTCCTTTTGAGGTGTGCACTAGAGTTTCTGGCGCAAAGCAGTGCGACCATATATGTTCCGGCTCATTGATGATACGACCATCCTTGTCAGTCTCCCATAGGTAGTTGCGATACTCTTTGAGTACGTTGACTGATTGCTTGGTCACACTGATACGTTGGTCCTGCATCATTTGGATGCGCTGTAGGACAGAACCAGGCCCCTTAGTCGTGGGCTGTATCATCACGCCATAGCTGCGTATCTCGTCGATGCTCTTTGGCTCGGCGCTGTCTGCAATGGTGAGAGCGCGGCGAGGCTGTGCCGCTATGATGTCCGCTATTTGTTTGTTTGAAAGCCCACGGGTGTAGGCGATTTCGTCGAGAATATATCCTCCATTGAAATAGTAAATTCCAATAAGCGCTGTAGGGTCGTTAGTGTATCCGAAGTCGAGGCCGTATCGTTCGAGGCGTGCTTCATGAGGGATTGTATCAATCGTCTGCCAGCCTGTAAATATTCTTCCTTCGCTCTCTCCAAGTAGTCCCTCTCCATAGACGCGCCAGAACGTCTTGTTTCCCTTGCGGCTCTCGATTTCTTTGACGATAACTTCCGGTAAGCCTTCATTGTCTTTATAGGTGATTATTAAAAAGTCATGGTCCTGCTTGTTTAGGATTTCCTCGTGATACCAAAACTCTGACACAGGGTTGAAGTCTAGGTAGATATCTCCAAGCGTACGAATGGAAAGCTGTACGTGCGTCTCGTATGGTAGGTTGTTGCACTCGTTTAGGAATAGGTCGCCGTTGCGTCTCGGTCCTCGTACCTTGTCAGAACTATCAGCACTGAAAAACTCTAGCTTCGAGCCGGTCTCAAACTCATAGGTAAAGTCCGAGCGGTTCCAACGGTTGTCATCATAGTAGCCGTGAGCCTCCATGATGTTGAGGAAGTCACGAATAGCGCCACGCTTTAAGTGTGGCATTGTCTCGGATACTACAGAGCTAACTAGACCACCTTCACGCTGCAAGCGATCTATGAATATCAAAAGTATCGCTATGGTCTTACCGGCAGACGAGCCGCCTTGAATAACCTTCAAACGCTTCTTAAGCGCTCGTATCTTCTTTAGCGCCGTTGTCGCTTGGTACTGCATTTAAAATAGGTATCGGTAAATCCTTTCCGTTAGTCGTGTGGTCCAATCCTTGCGTTACTTTACCGAGGCCACGTTCTGATAGCCAGTCACGCGCTTGCTGGTTGCCTTCGACGGCTTGCTCTATTGCCTTATCTACAATCGGTCCCCATTTAGGTATGAGACGTTCAAGCAAAAGCTCCCGAGCCTTCTGTGCCTCGAGTGTGGCCAATGATGTAGGCCGTCCTGCTCCTTCTCGTTTTCCACCAGATGCCATAGATAATCAAAAATCAATACAGTTTAGACAGCAATGCCATCGTCTCGCTGTAGTCCTTTATGCATTGCTTGTGGAACTCGCTATCCTCCGTCTTGCATACCTTACAGCTAGACTTGTCCTTAGGATTGCTATGCGTCCAGGCCAAATGACTTTCGAGTGATGACCAAGTAAGCCTCATAAGCCGCTCGATATCCTTAGCCCGTTCGTCTTTCATAGTTAGCACTTACCCGTGTGCTTCTTCCCGCATTTCTTGCATTTGCTCATCACTGTATTGTACCACAGGCACTTTACGGATAGGCTCCCGCTTCTCTACTCTCCCTGGCATCTTCCGGTAGTCCTTTAACGGCTTGTCCTGTCCTACAGCCTTGATTATCTCCTTCTCACACGCCGCACAGGTGTTACCCACTCGCTCATATCGGACTATATCCCAAGTAATGGTACGGCCACAAGGGTAGCAGCGCTCCTTTACTAAATGGTAATAGTCATCACGGGTTACACCTAAGCTTTGCATGATTTGTTTCCATTGTTTAGCCGTCAGTTTCTTCACAGGAAAAGGAATAGATACGTGCCTATAACTAAGCCGGACATTAAGGACAGGTAGATGCGGAAGTTTTTGAGGCGCTGCGTTAGCTCATGTATATCCTCGAACGCTTCCTTTAAGTCTAATTGATATATCCCACATTGTATTTCAGCGTCAGTTATAGGCGGGCTTTTTTCTTTCTTCTTCCATGTAACCTCGAATTCTTGTGTCTTCGCTTTCTTCTTGGCCATATTACTGGATGGTGTCCCCGTACTGAGCACCACAGCTACCGTTGTAGATAGCACCAGGCACCACCAGATAATTAGGTCCAGGGTTCATGATAGCTACGTTTACGCGTGTGTGTGCCTCTTCACATTTAGTGACAGGTCCGTAAGCAGCACCGACACCACCTACCCATATATCGAGCTGAGGGTATGGCGGGTGGCCGCTCTTGTGACATGCCTTGCTCTCTGGGTTTGGTAAGTCACCGCACTCATCAGCTACGACAAAGTACTTGCGCTCGTTAGGGATATAGAACTTTGTGCCCATAGGGTAGTCGAGCTTTGGCTTTCCGTTCACTAGGACGTAGCCCGTAGCCATAGTGATAGGGTCGTTAAAGGTTCCCGTACCTCCCGCTTGTCCACCCGTTGAAAGGATAGAGCTATTAGCGGGGGTGTTGTCAGGCCAACCGTAGAAAGTATCGTAGATGGTCATTTTAACCTCACCCGGAGTAGTAACGACCGGGGCAGGTGGTACAGGCGTAGGTACGGGCGGGACCACAACAGGCGGGGCTGTGGGCACAGGCGTAGATGTCGCCGTACTAGGTACCGTTCGATGTCCATGACGGTGTTTATTAAATTTATGATAGTTCCCATGCGCGCTTGCCACTAAGGGCAATGCAAGGGCCAGAAAGGAAACGACAACTATGTGTTTCTTCATGTGATAAGTATGAACTACATTTACAGAATTACAAACATATGGTGAGTGGATAACGGAATATGTGGTGTAATCTAACGCCCGCCGAGCACATGAGATATAAGAGTGATTGAAAAACCTATTTCATGGCTTAAAATCTATGCGCATTAAATGTGCAATCACTGAAATAGGTCGTTTTCGCTGTTTTGCTTTTTCTTCTGTCAAGACCCTATGAAATGTCAAGAAGTACCTGGTATTCCGCAATCTTGTTTACATACCAAAAATTGTCAGCAAGCATCCCCTTCGTCTCTTGGTTGCGTTTCTTGAGTGCTTCTGTGTCCACCTTGTCTCTGATTAGGTGCGCCTCAAATGCAGGCCAGTTGCCACTTCGATGTATGTTGCACGCGTAGCACTGCGGCCTCAAGTTTTCGAGCGCATAGGCAAGCTCGGCAGAGCAAACGCTTTTAGTTATGAAATGTCCTGTGTGCCAGTTGGAGCCTTCAAGGCCAGCAGCACCACACGTATAGCAAACGTTGCCATGACGCTTTCTGATTATCTGCTTACACAGTTCCCACAGCTTCTTTTTAAGTAGCGTGGTTTTTACTTTCTTCACACAACAATTTTAGCACGAAAAAACCGCCGTCCTTGCGGATAGCGGTTTCGTCGAACGTTCTAAGTTCCTTCATGTGTATCTTATCACGACCATTCAGGATTTAAAAACTCATCCTTGCTCTTTCCCTCTTCGAGGTACTTTTGCAGCCATGCGGCAGGACGGCCCCGGCCTAGCCATGTCTCGCCAGTCGCAGGGTCTTTGTATTTCGGCACCAAGTTAGATGTGCTGGTCTTGTTTGCCGCTCGTGTCCTCTTGGCGGGTGCCTGTGGTGCATACCACTCGTACAAGTTCACCTCCAACTCTTTCGCCTCTGCCTCGATACGCTCTCTAAACTCTGCCCGGGCCTCTACTGCTATCGCTTCAAGTTGGTTGTTGAGCCTATCCCTCTGGGATTTGAGCTCTGCGTAGTTAGGTGATTTTGCCATTGTGTACCTCCTCGTTAGTTACTAGCAGGGTTCGTGGCAAAAGAAAAGACCCCCGAAGGGGTCAGAGTTTTGGCAGCTTGAACACCGGCGTCATGGTCGGGTTGTAGCCCATGAAGTGCTCGGCGCCAGTCTCGAGAGTGAGCGGTATGGCGACGCGCCCGGCGAGCACACCCTTCCTGCAAAATCCGATACGCGCCGATTTGGCGTGCTCAGGGGTAAGTCCCATCGCCTGCACCATGTCGTGCGTGTATTCGAGCTTTGCCGCATATTCTGCGGGGTCGAAGGTGTGCTTCTCGGCGCCCTTCGTTTCTTGCTTCACCGGTGTCAAGAAGCGTTGGGCAAGCTCTGCCGCCGCTTCCTTCATGCCGACCTTGCGGACGAACGCGACAAGCGCGATGACGTCGCCGCCGACTTTTCCCTGCTTCCGGCAATGGTTGCAAAAGCAGTTCCAGATTTGCTTGGCCGGAGTGATAGCGAGTGCTCGTGGATCACCGTCATTGCATACGGGGC